CTATAGAAGAGATATACGAAAACAAATTCTGGAGCGACCTTGTAGACAGTTGGACAGGCGAGAACAGAATATTTGAATGTGCCATGACATGTGGCAAACAATTTACAAAAGTATGGGATCAAACTAAATGAAAATACTAGTAACGGGTGGCAACAGAGGTCTAGGGTTAGACATTGTCAATGACTTATCAGCAGATGGTATAAGTAGACAGTCAGGCTTTGACATTACCAAAGACATTAAAGCGATAGCAGAAAAAAGTTTAGAATATGATGTCTTTATCAACAACGCATTTGATGGCCCGCCACAAGAAGATTGGGCGAACTTTGGCCAAGTCAACTTACTGTTAGAAGTATATAAGCAGTGGCGTGAACACAATAAAACAGGTTGGATATTTAATATAGGCAGTATTGGAGAGAAGAGCATAGTTGCTCCAGATCCAGACTGGGAGACTTATAGAATATCAAAGTCAGCATTAAGACATGCTAGTCAACAATGTACTCAAGCATTTAAAACCAACAAAGTTAAATTTAAAACTACTTTGATTAGTCCTGACAGAATTGAAACTGAGCTGTCGCGTTCTCGTGACAATTGGACTGGCAATGGCATACAAACAAAGGATATCATTGATTTTATTAAGTATTCTTTAGCTATAAATCCTAACACTGTTATAGAAGAAGTCACTTTTTACTGTGGCCTTGATTACCAGGCATAAATGTATTATGCTATACAAATTCTAATAAAGGAACTACATTGTCATACGAAAATCCCTGGATGTATCAGGACAAAATCTTTGATACCGAAGATATTGGGTATGACTATGGTTTCGTTTATAGAATTACAAATACCACTAATGGGCATGACTATGTTGGGAAGAAGTTTTTCTGGACAGTAAAGAAACGCCCACCACTGAAAGGCAAGAAAAATAAAAGAAGATCAACTGTTGAAACGGACTGGAAGACCTACTGGGGATCTAGTGACCGTTTGACCCGCGATATAGAAAACTTAGGCAAAGACAAATTCACAAGAGAAATAATCCACTTATGTAAGGCAAGAGGTGAAACAAATTATATGGAAGCCTATTATCAGTTTAAAGAAAATGTATTACTACGTGATAACAATTACAATGGTATTATAAACATTAGACTTGGTATTGGCAGTGTAAAGAATATATTAATAGAAGATTTAACAAAATAGTCAATGATGCAGACTTGTTCTGTATCCTGAGGAGATCGTAGGCAACACCTACGTGGAACGTGTAGACTAGACTACACACAGGATGACGCAGTAAAAAAATAGGTTTAAAAACCAAATGATGTAGGCTCTGAGAAAAAGCAACCTACGTGACTTTGATAGTTGGCTAATTACGGCTATCATTGCATCCGCCAGATGAAGCTAGAATAGGGGGTACCGGCTGACCGCCTCCGTGTAGAAATACAATTTCTTTTAATTAGTATGTGCGTAAGACTCAGATAAAGTGTCTTTCATACTTTGCCTTGTGTAGGTGAAGTATGGCTGAAAGATCTAGATAAAGCACGAAAGAACATACAGTTATTAAATTAATCAAATTAAATTTATTCTGAAAAACAACTTCGAGCGTAAGCGAAGAAGTTAGATGTCGTAGACATCTTTAATACGCCTAAAGAACTATAGAACATAATCTTTATTATGTGATATCCATGACTTAACGCTCTGTTAGGTTATCTCTGATTGTGGATCCAAAAAAAAGCACCCCTTGAGGTGCCTTCTTTTTAATTCTGTGGAAATGGTGTAAGGATATTCTCTTACTTCTTATTCCAAATTGTGTATAAAACCCATACTGCGATTAAACCTACTAAGCCTTCAGCTCCTAAAGATTTAACAACACCAGTTACGTTACCGATAACGTTAACTTCTGGAAAAAACGGTATGTTACCTACACCAAGTAGTTCTAATACGATAAACATCGCCATTAGTGATACAGCTACATCAGCAATAGATGAACTCCATTTCTTTATGTTATTTAATACGTCCATTTTATTTCCTCCTGGGATTTGATTCCCGTTTTGTTACGACTTAGTAATACATTATTGTGATACTAAGTATTGTCACTGTGCTAATATTTTACACAGTATCTAGTATTTAGGCCATTAAATCGATGTAATAAACACAGTTATTAAGAATGTAGTATTCTAGATAACTATACACGATTTTTAATCCTAAATAATATATTAACAGATTTGCTAATATTTGTCAACCTAATAGAAAGGCATTTTGGTTTTTTTGGTAGTCTCTAAATTTTCTTTGATTATAGCACTAATGATTGATCTTTCCTCAGTACTAAGCCCCATACTTTCAGTATAGCTTAATCCTCCACGCATGTACCAGGCTAGTTTTAATGATTCAGTTTTGATATTTTTTACGTCTTTTTCTAAACCGTCTACTAGTTCAGCAATTTGGTCAGGACTCAAGGCCAGGAGCCTTATTCGAAAAAATTTGACATATCCATAGTAAATGGTTGAGTGTACTCTTTAAGACACTTTTCGTCACTACATTTAATCTTTAAAGGTTCCATTTCGGTTTTTGCTCTAAGATCAGCTAGATGATCACGTATACGATTAAAAACGTTTCGGTTAGCGTTGACCATAAACTCTTTGATATGTGTAGGATCAGTTACTGGTTGTCCTTCAACATTGATCGTTGAAATACTGTTTGCTATTGCGTCTAGAGATAACTCTGTAATCTTATTCAATGCTGTACTCATTGCTGATAATTTTTCTTCTTCTGTTGCACCTTCTTGATTCTCTAATATCTGCAAAGTCTTTTGTTGTTCAAATTGTACTTTAGCTGTGTCATTAATCTCGTGATAGTTTAACGGTTTAAAGTAAACTTCAAGATCACCTAGCTGTACACCTTTAGAATAGTCCGGACTTTGGAACTTGTCAACAACAGTTCTTAAGTCTAATGTGTAATCTTGTACTTCTTCACAATGCGGACAAGTCACAGTCATTTCCATATCGTGTCCGTAACTGGCAATTTTAATTGAAGTTAACAATAGATCAACGTCAGTTTGCGGTATAGCCCACGGGTCTTTGATGTTTGGTACACAACTCTTAAAGATCTGCATCACAGCAGAGCCGTTAAACAGTGCGTCTGGAGTTCTTGCCATAATTTCATCCATTGCTGTCATTGGATATATAGGTATCTCTCCGTTTTGAGGCATATCTAATGTACCCTCTGGATAGAACTGACCACCACTAGGCAATTTGATATAAATTGCAGGCTGTCTAAAGTATTTCTGTAAAGGGTTATTTTCAGTCATTTTTAATTACCATAAATAGTATAATATACAATATTACTTATAACAGTATAAAACCAGGAAAAAATAAATGGCATTCGAAGATGATTATGATCCCAGGCTGATGCGAGAATTTATGTCTCAGATGCAAGAAAGCGGCAAAGTAACTGAAGAGCTTGCTAAAGAGATAGAACAGTCTAATACCAGTTTTGCTAAATTGCGAAGAGAAGGACTAAAAAACTTCTCGGACGGACTTAGTCAATTTGCCGGTAGTAGTAAAGCCCTAGCATCAAGTCTAGCTGAAGGGCAACGCGGGTTCAGCGTCTTAGATACGGCCGTTGACTTAACCGCAGGAGCTCTTAAAGGGCTACTTGGCATTATACCGGGTGTTAGCACAGGTATTGATGCTGTAGCTGGTGCCTCAAAATTACTCATCAACCAAATGGAAAAGCAGGTCGCTGGCTTCCAAACACTCGGCGAAACCGGAGCGTTAACTGAGGAAGGTATAGAAGGATTCCAAAGGTCAATGCTTCAGTCTGGTCTTACGTTAGAAGACTATACTAAAAGAATAGCATCATCATCCAGGACATTAGCAAGATTCCAAGGACTAACAGGAACAGGTGCTGAAACATTTGCTGAAATCACAAGAAAGCTAACACAAGATACTGATGTCAGTCTAAGACGTTTAGGGCTTAGTGCAGAACAAATGGGCGAAAGTACAGAAGCATTCTTAACTCGCCAAACAAGATTAGGTATGAGTCAAGGAATGACAGCTACTCAGTTAGCGGCATCCACAACATCTTATATCAAAGAGTTAGATGTCCTTTCAAAAGTAACTGGTCAAAGTAGAAAAGCAATACAAGACCAACAAGATGCGGCACTGAGTGAAACAAGATTCAGAGCAAGTATGGAAGGACTACGTGGCACAGTAGACCAAGGTGCTATCAACAGCATAATGAACTTCCAATCAAGTATAAGCGACATGGATTCAACCTTAGGTGCTGGAGTTAGAGACCTAGCGTCAGGCTTTACAGCAACTGAAGCGGCTCGTCGAGCAGAATTTGTAACAGGTGGACGTGCTAGTAAAATTATGGCACAACTGCAAAGTGGCCAAATCAATGAATTACAAGCTAGAGAGCAGATGCAACAGGCTCTTAGAGATAATAGAGAGCAGTTAGTGTTTGCTGGTCGTGCGTTAGGAGATAACGCTAGTATCATTGGGAATACCGCAGGACTGTTTGATATTATAAATGCTGAAATGGGCACAAACGGGGAGTTTATTAAGAAAGCCACAGACGCTCAGAAAGGTCAGATTGGTGGTGCTAATGCGTTAACTAATAATCTAGTTAACGTTCAACAAGATTTAGAAAAAGCACAGATAGAAGTACAAAGACTATTCTTTAAAGCAATGCCAATGGCCGCAAAAGCCACTGAAATGTTTACAGATAAATTATCATCTGCGTTAGTAAAAGCCAATAACTTCCTTGCTGATAAATTTGGCGGCGAACGCATGGAGGAACCAGGTCAGGACCAAGCTGTATTAACAAAAGCAACAGCTAGAGCAATTGCGGCAGATATACTAGCAAAACAGCCCTCCCCATCTAAGAGAAGTGCCGAAGAAAACGCAAAATTAAAAGAAGCAATGGACATTATTAAAGGAATAAAGAAAGCTTCAACTGAGATAGGCACTACCCAAAAAGTAGCCGCAATACAAACAAGACAACAAGCACAGAAAAACTTATTAGACGCAGGCGTAACACCACACAACGACATCGTTAAAATAGCACAACTAGAAGGTGTAGGTTCCGCAAGAAAAGTAGCAAATGCTAATAAAGATGACCTAGTATCTAACGTGTTAGGAACTGATGCTGTTGGGAAGTATGGAGCAATAACAATAGGCGAACTTAAAGATGTAGTCGCTGAAATGCCTAACATAATGGGACCAAACATTGAAAACGGTATTACTAATACTGTAAGCAAAGCGATGCTTGCTGGCCAAAGAGATTTAGCGTCGGGCTTTATAGCAACTGAAGCGGCACGTCGATTAGAATTAAATAAATTAAACGACAACGTAATGACAGGACCAAAAGAAAAATATACGTCTACAGTGGCAAACTTAGACGTTGAACCGCAACAAGCAGTAGATAAAGAAGCCACAGAGAAATTAGCTAGAACAACGGACACTCAATCTGAGTTATTGAAAGAACAGATTAGCAAAATGGATCAATTAATATCTCATGTAGCCACATCCAATAATATTCAAAATAAAATATTAACTTCGAGTTACTCATAATGGTTAAATTAGTATTGACTAGTTGACTGGAATTTGCTAGTATGGTAGTATAACGATAAATATACGCTAAGACAAAAGAGAATACAATGGCATCATATAAAAAACATTTTAGTTCAAGAACAGACGGCACACTCAGTCCTATCAGTGGCATAACCACAAACAAAGGTAGTGAAAGCTACGGTGCATCGGACGATTTTGCATTTAGAAATTACCAATCCAGACTACCTGAAGTTTATTCAGGACACCCTAATCGAGTAGAAAGGTACAACCAATACGAAGCAATGGATATGGATTCGGAGATCAATGCTTGTTTAGATATTATAGCTGAGTTTTCAACTCAACAAAGTGAAACAAACAGTACAGCATTTGAAATTGACTTTGCAAACAATCCAACAGATAATGAAATTGATATAATTAAAAAACAACTACAACAATGGACTAAAATAAATCAATTTGACCAGCGAGCATTTAAACTGTTTAGAAACACAGTCAAATATGGTGATCAGGTATTTGTTAGAGACCCAGAAACATTTGAATTGTATTGGGTTGAAATGTCAAAAGTGTCAAGAGTAATCGTTAATGAAAGCGAAGGCAAAAAACCTGAACAGTATGTAGTGCGTGATATTAATCCAAACTTTGAAAATTTAACAGTTTCAGCCAAAACAACACAAGATATAGCAACTAATCCGCCTAGTACAGGAGCAGGATACTCTGCACCGAACAACTATTCAGCACCAAATGCAACAGGTGGAGCAGGTGGTAGGTTCCAAGAAGCAACCAATGAACTTTGTATTGATGCAGAACATGTAGTTCATTTAAGTTTAAGTGAAGGACTAGATAGTTCTTGGCCGTTTGGCATGAGTATATTAGAGAATGTTTACAAGGTTTTTAAGCAAAAAGAACTGTTAGAA